AAAAGGGTGACCAAAAGCATGAAAGAGAAATGGCTAAACTACAAACAGAACGTGAATTAGAATTAGCTAAAGCAGGCTTTATATCACAAGAAAAGATAGAAGCTATTAAGCTAGACCAAATAGAAGTTCAAACATACGCACAAGAACGTGAAGCATTATACGACCATGATAAGAAGTTAGTAGAAAATGCAAGCCCTACAGTTAAAAACTGGAACGCTATGGTTAGACCTGTAGTCGCTTTCATCTTTGTAGGGGAGTTAGTGCTTATCAACCTTATTTCTTTGGTATGGGCTATGTGGTCAGGTGTTGACTTTGTTGTAGCTTCACAAGAAGTATTTGGCTCTGAAGAAATGGCTATTACTGCAAGTATTATTGGTTTCTATTTCGGTTCTCGTACATGGGAAAAGAAACGTGAAAGTATCTAAAGAGGCTATCAAGTTAATCCGACATCATGAAGGTGTTCGTAATAAGCCTTACAAGTGTCCTGCTGGTTTATGGACTGTCGGTGTGGGTCATCTTATTGGAGATGGCAAGTCTCTTCCAGAAGCGTGGAATAAAACATTTACAAACGAGGAAATAGATGGAATTCTTAAACACGACCTCAATCGTTTCGAGTTGGGAGTACGCAAGATGCTACCTAACGTGCCTCTTCGACAACACGAATTCGATAGCATTGTTTCTTTTTGCTTCAATCTGGGTCTTGGATGCTTTCAGCGTTCAACCATCCGTCAAGCGTTGCTTCGTGGCGATAAAGAAGCGGCTATGGAATCGCTAGTTAAATATTGTAGAGCTGGTGGTAAAGTTCTAAAAGGCTTACAAAACAGAAGATTGGATGAACGCAGACTATTTCTTGGTATATAATAAGTAAACTTATAACTAAAGGTTATTATGAAAATTTTACTTATTGATATAGAAGTAGCACCAAATACTGCTCATGTCTGGGGTATCTTTGACCAGAACATCTCTATAAATCAATTATTAGAATCATCTTATACTCTTTGCTATGCAGCCAAGTGGTACGGTGAATCTAAAATCATGTTTGATTCTATTCAAAAATCTGGCAAACAAAAGATGCTAGACTCTGTGCACAAACTTCTTGACGAAGCTGATGCCATCGTTCACTACAACGGTTCTAGGTTTGACATACCCATACTACACAAAGAATTCTTATTAGCAGGTATGCCGCCTCCAGCACCTGCCAAACAGATAGATTTATTACAAGTAGCTCGTAGACAATTTAGGTTTGTTTCTAACAAACTAGATTATGTATCACAGGCTTTAGGTTTAGGTTCTAAAACAGAACATGAAGGTCATACATTGTGGGTTAAGTGTATGAACGATGATCGTAAAGCTTGGAAGACTATGGAAGAGTACAATAAAAACGATGTAGTACTACTTGAAAAAGTTTATGACAAGTTTAAAGCATGGATTAAAAATCATCCTAACCACAATGCGTATTCCGCAAATACAGTATGTCCAAATTGCGGTTCTAGCAAATTACAAAAGCGTGGTTCAGCAGTTAATTTATCACGACACTATCAACGATTCCAATGTCAAGGATGTGGTAAATGGAGCAGATCAGTGAAATCAGAACAAGTTACAAAAGAATCAGTTATCAGCATATAAGGAAAATTATGAACATTCAACAGTTATGTGAGCACATGGTAGGCAAAATGGTAGTAGAAGCAGAAGCCTATTACGGTGAAGACGTGCTTATTATAATGTTAGATGACGGAAGCCACATCGAAATTAGTGGTGATGGGCTTTCCGTTTATTCAGAAGTGCCAGAACTAGACGATTAGTCGTCTACCATTTCTAGTCTTTGTAATTGAGCAGCAACCTCTGGTGGATTAACAACATCTTCATCTTTAACTATTTCTAATAGTTTATTTTTATACCATTCAGACTTGTCTAAATCTTCCTCAAACTTGCCTTTAAAAGGGTAACGTAAGTCGTATTTCATCTTACAACCTTTTAGGTATCCAATAAACTCTTCTTTTGTCAAGCGACTTTCAATGACATCTATTGCTTCTATACCACCTACCAAGTAATGCTTTGGATGATTGATATTATCCATATGATTCTCCTTTTAAAATTTACCTCTTAAATACTTTAAGATTCCGTAATTATAACCACGCATTGTGCAATCTATCAAGGTATAGTCATACAATAGTTCATCTATACGTCTTCTATTCCAAGCACTATGGAATTCTATAAGAAATACTACTGGTTGTACAGTCAAGTTCTCTAGTATCTCTATTTCTGCACCTTCAGTATCTATTTTTATGATGGCACACTCTGGCAAGTGTTTAGCAGACATTACTTTAACCATTTCACCTTCTGCTCTTTGCTCTTTGCCTTGAAACATACTAGCTTCACCACAGTTATTTAATCCGTAGTACATCATACGCTCACCATCTTCTTTGCCAATAGCAAAGTTTCTAATGGCTATGTCAGTTCCTGCTATATTTTGTCTTAATAGATTATAGTTTTCTTTTATAGGCTCATAGCAATCTATCTTTGGTTTATCAAAGTATTCATGTGCCCATACTGCAAATCCACCTACGTTAGCACCAATGTCTATAATGTAAGGGCTTTTGCCTATACCTTCTATAGCATATTCACCTTGAAATATCTTACCTACATGGCTAATCATGTCATTAGGTATAATCATACAAGCCTGCCACTAAATTGATAAGTGCCTGTGTGACCTAGTTGAGCCCATGCTGCCCCCCAAACTTTAATACCATTGTCTCTAGCTAGTTTACAGAAGTGATAATCTTCACTTAACAAATGATTTTGTTCATCAATGCTAGTGGTAAAGTATTCTACAACTTGGTCGCCTATATTTGAATTGTCATTAACATCATTCATGTTGTGTTTATAAGATGGACACTTGTCTTTTAGCTTTTCAAATACTTCACGTTTAATCAACATAAATCCAGTGCCACCATGTTTAATCTCAAATGGCTTATCTAATGGCACAAGTTGTTTCTCAACATCGCCAACCATATTTACTACATACTCGCCAGTAAAGTATTTAAGTTGATCCTGTGGCACTTTCTTTTCAATAGCAAAAGATACTGCACCCCAGTTAATTTCTTTTTTAGGATACAAGCCACATATAATCTCTACATCAGAGTCAATCATCTTTAATAAGTGTTGTGCCTCAAACTGTATGTCAGCATCAATAAACATTAAGTGTGTAGCGTCACCCTTTAAGAAGTCATTAACTAATGTATTACGACCACGAGTAATAAGGCTTTCATTATACAAAAATGAAAAGTATGCTTCTATGTCTTTAGCATTAAGCCATGCTTGCAGTTTAAGCATAGACTCTAAATAAGTGCCATAACATAAACCTCCATACATTGGTGTTGCTATAAATAAATTTGGTTTAGTTGCCACCGTAAGCCTCCGTTAGTTTTTTGCTATCATATTTTTTAACATTAGTTACTTTTACAATATTTTTGGTATCTGGTATTAATGGTGTTATCGTAACATTGTGAAGCTTTAATTTAAGGTCTTTTAACCATGAAAGTTCCGTAGGTTCTGAAGTCATAAGACCAGACCATACAAGTTTCCCTGTGCTGTCAAACTCTTCTACAAGCCATGCTATAGGTTTCATTAATAAAATACCATCCTTCCTATGTGGACTACTTTCTTTTTATTCCAAATAAATCTCATATCTATACTATCATCATGAAAATAAAGACTATTTGCAACTGGGTTAGCATACTTCTTAAATACTAATGTGTCAAGTACAAGTAATTGAGTTTCTAAAAAGATTTTTTGATCGGGTTTAGCTTGCTTACCATTTACATAGTTTTCTACTCCTATGAACTGCCCACGACTATATACAACCTCACAAGCATCTTTGCCAAATCTTTTAGACCTTATTCTATTAGCAATCACATGAATAACCCCTAGTTTTTCTTGTAGTGATTGTGTATTGACTTCTGTATAGACTGCTGTAGCTATACAATGAACGTCATGCTCTGTCAGTTGCATGTCCATTATGGTTTGTAAACATTATACACAAGTGGATGAATAACATCTGCACCTATAATATCTATTATCTTTTTTCTAATAGAATCTTTATGCACGTTTACTACAAAACAACATGAATCTAATAATTCGCTATTAGTAAACAACCATTTAATAGCGTCTATTTTGTTTTCAAAATTAATCTTATGATGATACTTCATATTTTTAGTACCTGATTTATTAGGTGCGTGTCTATATAAAGCATCTTCTACTGCTTGCGTTAGTATACATGTTAGCAATTTACCTTCTGGGGTATGTGCCAACACACTATTATCATCAAAATCTATAATCTCTTCCATAATGTCTCCGTATTTTCATTAGGGTAATATAAATATTTCTTACTTGCTTTTGTATTGCAAAAACAGCATAATTTGCTAGACAAACAATTTTGTATGTCATAAACAAGGAGCAAACTATGTGGACATCACCATCAGCAACTGAAATGCGTTTTGGCTTTGAAGTAACTATGTACGTTATGAACAAGTAATAACATTTAGAGAGGGTGTTCCTAAAAAGGAACATCCTCATCTACTGCTGCTTGTTTAGGCTTAACATCACCATCTTTTAGTTGTACAGATCCACTAATAAACTTACCTTTAGCACTTTCTCTAATCCAGCCACTAATTCTAAATTCAATACCATCTACGTTAGCAATACCTGTGTAATCTGGTCGTTTAGGATTGTCACCTTTGTCATTCTTAAATAAAGTAAACGTGTTTGTGTTGTCATATTCTGCCATTTTATTTTCCTTGTGTTTTATAAAAATTTGCTACTGTGCTACCTGTAAAGTTATCAGGATTACGTTTAATTAA